AGCCAGCAAAGAGTTACAATTAACAGAAGTACCAGTATTGGCTATGCCGGACGGTATAAGCGATGAAAAAGTACGAGCATATAGAATAGCTGACAACAAGTTGAATGAATTAGCAGGTTGGGACGAAGATTTATTAACAGAAGAATTGGCTGATTTGAAAGAACTCACAGGTGATATTGAACTCACAGGTTTTAAGAGTGAAGAGCTTGATAAGATGCTGAAATTGTCAGACGATACATATACAAAGAAGATAGATACGCCATTGTATGAGCCCAAGGGTGATCGGCCAGAGTTGGATCACTTGTATGATGATGAAAGAGCTCAAGGATTGTTGGACAACATAGAGAAGAGTGAATTACCAGCTGACATTAAAAAATTTTTAAGCCTTGCGGCTTATAGGCATATTGAGTTCGATTATGGGAGAATAGCTGAATACTATGCCCATGCTGATAAAGATACACAAAAGCTATTTGAAGATAGTGCGTTGGTTATAATTGACTTTGATAGAGCAATAGAGCTTGGTTATACTAAATTAAGAGATGATATTGCTGACATATACTTGGAAAGTGCTGATAACAATGCGTGATGATTTCGCAGTATTCATATTAACTCACAAGCGACCAGACCGTATTTACACCAAGCGTATGTTGGATAGATTTAAATACACAGGCCGGATTGTTTATATAGTTGATGATCAAGATGATACTGTAGATGAATACAAGCGATTGTACGGTGACTCAGTATATGTATTTGATAAGTTAAAGGCCGCAGAAATCACAGACACAATGGATAACGAAACACATCAGCGTGGTGTTGTATTCGCACGAAATTGGTGTTGGACAATAGCCAAAGAGTTGGGTTTAAAATACTTTATGGTATTGGATGATGATTATAGTAGTATACAGCATATCACAAATGCTGAACATAACAATAGAAGCCGTAGTATACAATTAACAAATATGGATAGATTATTCACAGCAATGGTTGAGTTCGTTGAAAGCACACCAGTACTCACATTGGCAATGGGACAAGGTGGTGATTATCAAGGTGGTGGTGGATGGGACAGGCCAAAGCGTAAAGCAATGAACAGTTTCGTATGTGCCACAGATAGACCATTTAAGTTTAGTGGAAGAACAAATGAAGATGTTAACGCATATGTACGATTGGGTAATAAAGGCGATATAATGTTAACACAGATGAAAACCAGCATTATACAGAAGCTAACGCAGTCTAATGAGGGTGGTTTAACAGAGTTATATTTAGATACAGGTACATATGTTAAGAGCTTCTTTAGTGTTATGATGCACCCTAGTGGAGTACGAGTAGCAGTATTGGGTAAAAAGCACGAACGATTACATCACAGAGTTGATTGGCGAAAAACAGCACCCAAGATATTAAGACAGGAGTATAAAAAGTAATGCCGTTGAGTAAACCACAACAAACAATATTTGATGATAAAAATCGCTTTAGATTAGCTTGTTGCGGGCGGCGTTTTGGAAAATCCTATTTGGCAATATGGGAAATGGCTCGTGCCGCGAGATTTCCAAATCAAAAGATTATGTATATGAGCTTGAACTATAGACAAGCAAAGAATATTATATTGGAAGATTTGAGAGAACAGTTGGTAAAGAGAAGATGGGTTAAAAAGATTAACGAAAGTGATTTAACATTGTATTTGGTTAATGGCAGTACAATCACATTGCGTAGTGCGGATGCGGCGGTTAGTATTCGTGGCAGTCGATACGATTTCGCAGTTTTAGATGAGTGTGCATTTTACGATAGAAAAATTTGGACAGATATAGTGAGGCCTACACTATCGGATAGTGAAGGCGGTGCGTTGTTTATTAGTACTCCACAAGGTATGGGTAATTGGTTTTATGATATGTGGATGGAAGCTCACAAGTTGGAAGATTGGAGTGCGTATCAATATACAACATTGGAAGGCGGACAGATTAGTAATTTAGAAATAGAGGCCGCAAGAAGAGATTTAGATTTGGCCACATTCAAACAGGAGTACGAAGCCAATTGGCAAAGTAGTGGAAACATTATATTTTATGCATTTGATAAAGATAACATAGAAAAGTTTAGTGGTGAGATTCCTAATCAAATACACATAGGACTTGACTTTAACATTAGTAAAATGACGGCCGTAATTGGTGTAAAGTATAAAACAGGATTGCATATAATAGATGAAATAGTATTGCGTAACACAAACACAGATGAAATGTGTCAGGCAATAAAACAAAAGTACCCAGATAAAATGATATTCATTTACCCAGATAGTGCCGGATCACAAAGAAAAACAAGTGCGGGTGGTAATACAGATCACACCATATTGCAACAGTATGGATTTAAAGTTATGGCTAATAAAGCAAATCCATTGGTAAAAGATAGAATAAATGCTGGTAATAGATTATTATGTGATGCGTATGGTAATAGAAACCTATTCGTAGAACCTACTTGTAGAGAAACAATCACAGCTATTAGTAAATGGGAGTATCAAGCAAATACGAACATTCCTAAAAAGGATGCTGAAAAGGGTTATGATGGTGTTAATGATAGTTGGAGTTATATGGTGTCATATCTGTATCCAATTAAGCCGGAATATACTCAAAGAACTGTAAAAACATACGGTGCATGGTAAAAAAGTCGCGAACTATATAGACAATCTATGGTTGACAACCTACCTAATCAATATATATTAATAGTATAAACACAAACAAAAGGAGACTAAAATGTCGAAAACAAATACAAAATTGTACAATGTTGGTACAGATAAATCACATACAAATCTTTATCCATTAACATATGAGAATGCTGTGGATATGCAAAAAAATCACGCACCAAATGAGCCTGTAACTGAATTAACAGAGGTTGAATATGCTTGTTTTTACTTATTCAATGATTATGGTTATAAGAACAATGCTGATGTGAGAACTAAATTACAAGAGATAATTGATGCTGGTAACACGCCTCGACAAGCCGCACATATGATGCTATCTATAAACAACCAGACTGTGGAGGCGTAAGATGGAACCAACAGTTGAATTTCCCTTTACATATGATGAGTATAGACGAGTACAAATAGCTCACAAAAAAGGAATTGCTAGTTTATCAGATATTGCTGGTATGGCATTTTATTTAGAAAACACACCGCAAGAATATATGAATGAACTTTTGGATGATTCAGAATATAAACAATTAGTAGAGGAGGCATAAGATGAGTAAAACAAAAATACAATTTACGATAAAATTAGATTATCATTTTTTTCCTGGAGATATAGTATTAACTGGTACAATAACTCACAACTTTAACGCTGATGTTGATATGAATAACCATATTGATATATATAAAGTTATACAAGCAGAAATAGCAAATTTAAATACTGAATATTTACAGTTCAGAAGAAATAACAATAACGAATTTGAGTGGAATGTTAAAGGATCAGACGATATACACGATGCGAGAGTGAATCTCATTAAATTGAGAGAAAACAGTAAAGTTGGAGAGCTTCGTTATATACTAAATGAAAAGATATTTAAATATAAAGTTGATGCAAAAACATTACAGGAGGTAGCATAAGATGCCTAAAAATGAATGGACAAAGGGTAAACCTAAAAAATATGAGTTGAATGTTGAAGCCGTTGATAAGAAAGACGCTGAAGCAAAAAGAATGATCGCAAAGTTAAGTGGTAAGAAAATATTCAAAGCTGAAAAGCGAAGACGATTCGTAAGAGTTGATACAGTTTTTATTGCGGCTGATACTGCTGAACAAGCAATGCGAAAGTACGAAGATAACAGTTTAATGAATTGTGTCATTGGCGAAACAAATGATGATGGTATAGATCAAGTAAGATGTGAACCATATGCATACGAAGATAAAGAATGGTATGATATGGAAGATCATATGTTTAGTTTTTTTAGTCCTGTTGAGTATGATGACAAAGACAAATATCACAGAAAGTTGATAGAAAAATCAACAGATAAATAACAGTATTGCTGATGAGAATCAGTAGTAAGAGTGAGTACTCTTATGTTGCAGTTAGTAGTGCGTTTATTACGACATTTCTCCAGAATATCATATATACTACAAGACTACTAACTGCATAAAAGAAAAACCCGCAATATGAAAATACTGCGGGTTTTTTAATGACCTAAAGTTCTAATAGGATATTAGTTTACATGAGCTGTACTCTATTATTGGAAATAGAAGAACTTTAAATCCTACTCAACACAAAGTTATAGTAGCATATGTATTTATATTGTCAACCTATATCTGTACAGATAATCGAGATTTATCGATGATAAATAACAATGTAATTAACAACTGTTCTGTTAATGGCATTAGCAATGTGGGAAACACAGTAAAAACACTCATAATGAGGATATACATATGAAAACAGCAAAACAATTAAGCCAGGTACACCCTGGTTATTCAGAATACGCATATCGTTGGGATTATTATATGAGATCCTATATGGGTGCTGAAGAATACAGAGATGGTGCTTATTTAAGAAAATATATAGCAGAAGATCAAGCACCTGGGAATCAATATCAACAAAGATTAATAGATACTGCATTACAAAACCATGTGCGTCAAACAGTTGATGCATATCGTAGTTTCCTATTTAGAAATCCGCCAAGCAGAACATTGGGTAAATTATCAGAAGACCCATTCACAAGAAATTTTTTAGAAAACGCTGATTTAGACAACACAACACTGAATGACTTTATGCGTGAGGTTAACGATATGGTCACAATTTACGGTGGCTGTTGGGTTGGCGTTGATAGACCAGCATATCAAGTTGATACTGTAGCACAAGAAATAGCTGAAGGTATCAGAAGTTATGTGACATTGTACAGTCCAACAAATGTAAGAGACTGGTGTTATAAAAGAAAAGTAAACGGACAAAAAGTACTTGATTATATCAAAGTAGTTGACGAATCACATCACGATTATGATGTACTAAGATGTTGGCACGAAGATATGGTTGAGGTATATAAAGTTGCAAAAGGTGCAACAGAATACTCAGGCAGTAATTTAAGCGATACTGCAAACATAAAAGATAGTTTAGTTATCGATTATGGAGAAATTTTAGAATATAATGAATATGTTAACCCATTGGGTTATATTCCATTTATTCATGTACAAACAGACAAGAGCTTCCACAAGGGCGTTGGTACAAGTGCCGTTGGTGATGTATGTGATCTGCAAAGAGAAATATACAACTTGACATCCGAATTGTATCAGACTATCAGAATAAGTAGTGCCCCAAGCATAGTGGCGGAACCAGCGGCAGAGATTACAGGTGGAGCAGGCGCGATTATCACAATCCCTGAAACCACTACTAATGTACCATATCTATTACAACCAACAGGTGCAAGTGTTGATGGTATATTGAAAAGCATTGAACAAAAAGTTGGTGCAATTGATGACTTAACTCACTTAACAGCTATTAAAGCTAAAAAGGGAGCACAGTCGGGTGTATCATTACAAATAGAAAAAGAAATGTTAAATGCTAAATTAGCAGACACAGCTGGTGTCTTAGAAAGTACAGAAAGAAAAATTTGGAAGATGTGGTTTAATTGGCAGGGTATAGAACCCGATGATAACTTTTACATCGCATATGAAAAGAAATTTGATCTTCGTGATAAACATCAGGAACTGTCGCTGTTTGACAAAGCGGCGAAAGCAGTACCACACGATAGTTTTTTACACTATATGCATCAAGAAATAGCAAGGTTATTGGTCACAGACGAAGGTGATCTACAAGAAATTCTTGATAATATGGCAGAAGATCATAAGGCTATGGATATTCAAACACCAAACATTGGTAATGAATAAATAGCAATATACTGATAGGTTTAATAAAACCCCCAAATATCAGTTTTATCCTTGCAAGGGAGATATCGTAATATGAACGAAGAAAATAAAATCATAGAAAATACTGAAGCTGAGGCTACTGGAGCAACAGAAATTCAGGAACAAGAAACAAACCAGGCTGAGAAAGTATTCAAGCAAGAAGATGTTGATCGTATTATCGCAAACAGACTTAAACAAGTTGAGCGTAAGTATGATGATGTTGATCTTGATGAATACAGATCATTGAAATCAAAAGCAGAACAGGCTAAAGAAAAAGATATGATCAAAAAAGAGCAATTTGAACAACTATTACAAAAGCAAAAGTCAGAAGCAGATGCTAAAATGTCAGAGATGCAAAAGAAATTGGAAACAGTTCACATCGACGGTGCATTATTAAGTGCGGCTTCAAAACATAAAGCTGTTAACCCAGACCATGTAGCTAACCTATTGAAAAATAGTGTAAGATTAAATGAACAAGGTCAAGTGGAAGTTTTAGATTCAAAAGGCCAACAGCGTTATAACACTGACACAGCAGAACCAACAACAGTTGAAGAAGCAGTAAGTGAATTTATCAACGCGAACGCATACTTGAGAGCGGCTCAACCAGCAGGTGGCGGTTCACAAGGTAATGCAACACATACAACCTCAAGAGAGGTTAAATTAAATGACCTCGATATGACTAACCCAGAACATCGTAAGATTTATCAAGAACAGTTCAAAGTTGGTGGTACGAGAAAGTTTACTGTTAAGAATTAGTTCTTAACAGCATTTTATAAAGGAAAATAAAAATGGCAAACGAAATAGATACAGCTAACTCAGCCGGTCAAATATTTGAGAATATCACTCAAGCGGCTCAGTTCGTTTTAAACGAAAATGCATTACTAAAACAATTAGTAACTGTATATGATATGCAAGGTACACCAGGCTTAACAGCTTCAGTACCAGTATATCCAAAATTAGGTGCGTTATCAGCTTTAGCGGCTGGTGCAGACCTATCAAACTCAGATATCGCGGCAACAGCAGTTGATATCACAGCGGCAGAATTTGGTGCAATGGCTACTATACAAGATATCGTAATTGAAAGTTCACCACTTTCTGTAGCACAAGACGCTGGATCTGTACTCGGATCTGGTATTGCTCAAGCTATGGACGAAGTTATTGTTGATTTATTCACATCAGCTTCAACTGAAGTAGGTCCAGGTGCAGGTGCAGAATTAACAGTTGAACACATCTTAAAAGCGGCGGCTACACTAAGAACTAACTCAGTTCCGATGAACGAAGTTGTAGCTGTTATTCATCCTAAACAAGCATTCAACCTTAAGAAAACATTATTGAACTCAGGTACTAACCCAAGTGCAAACGCACTAGTTAATACTGCGGCACAGTCATATTTCTTAGGTAGAGTAGGTGGAGTAGACATATACGAATCGGCATCTTGCGATGTAGACGGTTCAGATGATGCTATCGGTGCAGTATTTCATCGTGGTGCAATTGGTATGGTAATGAAGAGAGATCTTCGTATCGCTACACAAAGAGACGAATCTATCAGAGGGTTTGAAATAATTGGCTCATCAGCTTTTGGCGCTGGTATCCTAGATCAAGCTAAGATCGTTAAAATGACTGCGGACGCGGCTCTGTAATAACTGTATATAAGGAGAACAGGATATGGCATATGCAACAAACAGTGATTTATTACAGTATGTACCTACTATAACAAGTCACGGAGTAACAGATTTCTCAACGCAATTAACTGCGGCAGAGAATGATGTGAAAAGGTACATTGAAATAGAGTGGTACAACAAGGCTTTTAGTCAAGGGTATAACCAGCTTGGTCGTGCAATTGGCTCGGAGTTTAATGGATCACTATTAACTGACGCACAATGGACAAGAGCCACTGTGTTCAGAGCGTTGTATGCTCATATCCTACCTCTGTTGTCACCGTTTACAGTTGGTGGAGACACTTTTAGAGAGATGATTGATTATTATAGACAAAGATACAATGAGGAAATCAAAGCAGAGATTTCTCAGGGTGTTGAATATGATGGAAATAATGATGGATCAATCTCAAGGAGTGAAAAACACAAACATAGACAAGACAGGATATACAGATAATGAGTATACGCGAAAGCATCACAGCACATATCGTAAGTCAAATAAGTGCAATCACAGATGTCAAAAGTTGTACTAGAGAACCTAAAATACTTTCGGATTTAGCGGCAACAAGCTTCCCACATTGTTTAGTGGAAAGTGCTAATGAAAGAAGAGAGGATTTTAGTACAGGTAATGCGGTCAGGCGTAAAGCAACAATGGATATATTGATTAATGTTATAGTAAGAAGCAACAATCGAGATACAAGTAGAAATAGTATTATCGAACAGATTGAAGAAAAGTTAGCTTTAGATACAACATTGGGCGGTAATGCATTGAACAGCGGAACAAGTGAAATCGTAATAAGAGAGATCGGTGAAACAGCACCATATGGACAAGCGGCAATTGTTTACACAGTTGAATATTATTACACTCGTGGTAATGTTTAACAAAACCTATTCACTAAGAATAGTTAATGCTAATTTAGGAGAATACAAATGGCAGAAACACTAGGACTTAACGGCGTAGTTAGATTAAGTGACCATGGGACTACATTGGATGCAACTCACACGATGCTTCATGTAACATCGTTTTCAATTTCTGAGACATCAGAAACCGTGGATACAACATCTATGGGCGACGCATCTCGTGAAATCATCGCAACTTTCAAAGGCTTCAACGGTTCTGTTGAAGGTTATTGGGATAAAGATGATCCATCTATCGGCCACGACGCATCACCAACGGCACCCGTTGTACAAGCAGGAGACAAGATCGTTTTTGAACTTTATCCAAATACAACAAGTGTAGCAGGAAATGCAGTATATTCAGGTGCGGCAATCGTATCGGATATCACAAGAAGCCAAAGTTTTGACGGAGTAACTGAATATTCAATTACTTTTGACGGAACTGGTAACTTGGGTTACGGCGTGACTACATAAGGTTAAAATATTATGGTACGCTCGAGCAACCCTAACGATATTATAAAAGATATTGAAACGAAACTCGAGCGTACTGTTCAAGCAGACCTTAAAGAGATAAATAGAGATATAAGGGATAATACACCTTATAATAGTGCAAGAAAAAGTGGAACTCACGCAAGAGATAAATGGAGATCCACAGGACAATACAAGTTAGGAGTATCTAAGAAGATGTTCGAAAATACGGCAACATACATTGGTATACTGGATGCAGGAAGTGTGCGTAGCAAGTACGGACCTAAAATGCATAGTGTACAAGGCATAAAACCCCATAGCGGCAATAAAGATAATACAACAAGCCCTATCGCTGATAAAGGTATAGTTGCACCAGCGTTTGAGAAAGTATTAACTCGCAGACGCAAATTAAATTAATATGACGGAGAAAAAAATGACAAAACCACAAAGAAAAAGATTAATTGATAACGCAGTAGCACACTTTGAGACTATTATCGCAGGTGGCTTATTGGGTCCAATTAAAGTCCCAGAATGGGATACAGAAGTTTATTATAAGAGTACAACAACAATGGCGCAAGAAGCGGCTGTTATCGAACTCACACAAGCGGGTAAGACAACAGAAGGATTGGTTGTACAATTAATTATTAAAGCTCTTGATGCTGATGGAAACCCACAATTTGATATGGGTGATAAACATAAGCTGATGAGATCAGCAGATCCAGCTGTTATACTAAGAATAGTAACAGCAATGAATAACGATATTAAAGATAAGGATGACCAGGCGGGAAATTAATTGACCTCCCTGATATTCGATTTTTTTATAAGTTAGCGTTGGATCTTGGAAAGAGTGTTGAAGAAGTTATGAACTTTTCAACATTTGAGCTTAAAGGTTGGGTTGATTACTTTACTTGGGTAAACAAAGAAACCAAAAAAGCTCAACAGAAGAGAGGGAGGCGATAAATGGCCAGTGTATATGAGCTCATTGTAGAGGTTGTAGATAAAACAAGCAAACCTATCAATGATGTAAACAAAGCGTTAAAGAATACAAACACAAGAGCTACTAAAGTAAATGCTACTGTTAAGAAAATGAACAGTAGTTTTAAATCAATTGGAAGAGTTGGTTTAAAAGGTTTAGGCAGTTTAACAAGAGGTTTAAGAAACGCAGGTATTGCGGCTACAGCGGCGGCAGGTGCTTTCGCCTTTATGGCTAAGAGTACCCTCAATCAATTGGACACATTGGGTAAAGTAGCAAGTAAGTTGGGTGTCACAACAGAATTTTTATCAAAATATCAAGTTATAGCAAGTAGGGCAGGTATTAGTACGGAAACCTTTAATATGGGTTTACAGAGATTCCTGCGTAGACTTGGTGAAGCTCAAATGGGTACTGGTGAACTCCTAAAACCACTACAAAAAATGGGCATTAGTATGAAAGACTCTAACGGTAAGTTTAGAGATGGTACAGAGGTATTCGCAGACTTTATGTTAAAGTTAGCAGGTACAACAAACAGTACTGAAAAATTAGCATTAGCAATGAAAGGTTTTGACTCAGAAGGTGTTGCAATGGTTAACATCGCAGATATGGGTGCGGCCAAAATTGAGATGATTGGTAAGAGAGCAGAAGAAGCAGGCTTGATTATTAGTGGATCACTAACAAAAGCGGCAGAAGAAGCAAACGATAGTTTATCAGATTTATTTGATTTTGGTAAAGGTTTTAGAATGCAGTTTTTTGGTGCATTAAGTGAAACAATTGAAGAACTATCAGAAATGTTGCGTAAAAGAATAAAGATCACAATAGATGATGCTGGTGGTATGAAAGCGTTCGCAAATGATTTAGCGGCCGCGTTTTTAGAAGGTACAAGTAAGTTCATAACAGCAGTAGCAGGGTTCGTAGACGACTTTACAAACGCATTTAACACATTTACAAACGCATTAAAACATATAATTGTAGCAATTAGTAAGATTCCAGGTGTAGGCTTTGATGCTGAAATTGGTACAGCGTCAGGTAAAGGCGAAAGGGTACAACAATTAAAAAATGAATTAGCAGAAATGCAGGCTGAATATGAGAAGATGGCTAAAGTATTCGCTGATCAAGGTGGACAAGTTGACTTTGGATTTGGTGCCGCAATGGATGGTATGGTGCTTGGAATGCAGGCATTAAAAGACCAAATTAAATCAGTTGAAAACGATACTACAATGTATTTCTCATTAGTGACAGAAGAAAGTACAACAGCAAGTGATGCTGTTGGTAAAGTCACAAGTAAGATTGATGAACAAGCTGTTAAGTTAAGAGAGAACGCTGATAAGTTTAGAGAAGAAGCAAAAGCTAAAACAGAAAATGCTGATGCAACGAAAAAAGTAGTTGAACAAAATAATAATGTAGTACAAGGAATGAGTGCGGCGCAAATACAAGCACAAGAATATAACGAGTTCCTAAAGAAATTACAAGAACAAATCACAAAAACAACAAAAGAAACACAATTCAAAGCACAAGCACTAGGATTTATTAAGAAAGAGTTTGAAGCAGGGCGTATGAGTATTGATGCATATGCAAGTGCAGTTAAAATACTTGGAATGAATACAGGTAAAACAAAAGAAGAACTTGATAAGTTAAAAGGTGTTATTCCTGAATTAACAGGTTTTGATAAGTTTATGCGAGACTTGACTAATAGTGCAGGGGCCGCGGCAACTAAAATAAACCACGAAGCTATGGCAGTAGCTGAACTTGATAAGTTATTAGCGGCTGGTAAGATTAACATTGATACATACGCACAGGCTATGACTCAAATTGGTAAAGGTGGAACACCAGGTGGTGATGCTAAAGATGATCCATTAACTGTATCAGAAGAGTTGGTTAAGAGTTTTACAGAACAAAAAGAAAAATTAAAACAGTTAAATGATGCATTATTAAATGTTGATACATTAGCTAAACAAGCAGGTGTATCACAAGAGTTTTTAACAACGAAAATTAAAGAACAAATGGAAGCATTGGAAATATATCAAGCAAAAGCTAAAACAACACAAGAGATAATTGAAGAAGGCTTTCAAGGTATAAGCAAAAGCATAAGCAGTGAATTAGCAACAGCAGTAAGAACTGGTGAAAGTTTATTGGGTGCTTTAGAAAATGTATTCACAAGAACATTGGATAATATTTTACAAAAGATTTTAGAAAGTCAAATTGAACAAGCATTGGGCGGTTTATTTGGTGGACTTGGTGGCGGCGGTGGCGGCTTTAGTTTAGGAAGCTTATTTGGTACTCCAACAGTAGGAGCTCCAATGGGTGGATTTAAATTACCGTTTTTCGCTAATGGTGGTATTGCTAAAAAGGGACAGCCAAGTATTGTTGGTGATGGTGGAGAACCAGAACTATTCATTCCTGGGCAAACGGGCAGAGTCACTCCAATGAGTCAGCTAAATACAGGTGAAGGTTCTGTTAATGTTAATTTCAACATCAATGCAATTGATACACAAAATGGTGTTGAATTTTTGATACAGAACAAACCACAAATTATAGGCATGGTAACACAAGGTTTTAACCAAAGAGGTCGTGCCGGAATAACAAGTTAAGGAGTCAACAAAATGGCAGATTTAAATGATGTATGGAATTGGCCTAACGATGGGGCAAACGGATACGCAACAGATTCAAATGACTGGAAAGACGACAATAGTGCGGGTATCAGTCAAAGAGTAAACAATGTACTCACATATGTTTACAAACAACACCAAACAAACAATTTACACTACACAAACGATTTAAGCAGAACAAGAGATGTATTAAACAGAGGTTTCGCGGCTTATAAACATTATCATAGCAGTCACAGTGATGACAAGCATCCAACTTTTAATATGTTGGCAAGATATCCACAAATGGAATTTAGCATTCGGCCAAATGGCAGAACCATTGGTGGTATACACTATGAACTAAACAGTAGCACTAAAATGCCACAGATAAGAGTGCAATTTACATCAGCACACGAATTTGGAACTGGTGATGAGATAGAGTTTTATGGATTTGAAAATGATTCAACAGGAAGAAATGATAGAAGATTGAATACAAAAAGAGCATATGTAAGTATTGTTGATGGGTTCAGTGTAGTATTACACGAAGACTCAGCTCTTACAAAGTTGGAACAAATATCAGAAATGGGCTTTTTCGCACAGTCAGATATATTCTTTACAATGTTGGATGATGGAACTGGAAGCGAAGATGCTGTCGTACATTTTGATGGATTCGCTGAAACATTGGTAACAGGTGATACTATGACTATTGCAGATCCATTCGTTAACTTAACAGGAACTGTTGCAGGTGCAAGTGGAACAGTATATTATTTAGAAAAGATAAGCAACAACAGTTATAAATTATTTACAAATAGTGGCAGAACAACAAACGCAACAATTACAAGTGGACAAGGTAAAGATAAGTTCGCATCACCAGCTTCAGGTGGTATTCCATTTAGTATAGCAAGTAGTGGAAGTGCCGCAACAATAGCTGTTAATTTAAGTGATAGTAGTTTTAATTCGTTGAAAGCTAATATAGAGTCACAAAACATGACACCAGAAACAAGTAGTGAAGATACAACAAACATATTCAGAGGCTTCTGTAGAGTTGAACTAACAGCAGGAACAGGAACAAGTAAAGCTATACCAAGTAGCATGGGTGATACAGCTTTCTTTGGGTACAAATATACAAAAAGCACAGGAGCTTTAGAAATACTAACAGATCCATGTGGAGCATTTGGTGCTAGAGATGCCAGTGTGTTAACAGCAACAAATGGCAGTGGTAACATCACAGGTAACATTAAGATAATTGACTACTGGAGTTACAGAGTTGAATCACCAGGAACATATGCTAGTGCAAGTTCACAGACGCAGATAGTTCCAACCAATGGAACCAATGTTGGTGGAATGTATTTCTTTGGCACAGTAAACGATACAAGTTTAAATCCTTTAACACCACTAACACATCCGTTAGCAAGTGAAAAAGGAACATTGTATCAAGGAAACAAAACATCAGAAGATGATAATACAAATTTTGATAAGTTGATATATCATATTGCAAGTACTAATTGTAGAAGCCCAGGTAGAAAAAGTTATTTTTATAAAAATAGTAGTAATGTAGATACAGCTGGTGCTGTGTATGATTTTACAAAGTTTTGGAGACCAGGACAAAGCAGTCATTTCACTCCAACATATATCACAACGCCAACAGCAACACCTAATGTAAACAGTAGTGGGTTTTTAACTGGCACAACTGCTTTAGATGTATTTCCGGCAAGAGGATTGTTTACATTAGCAGGACTTGGACTAACAAGTTCAGTTAATATTGAAAATACTGCTATATTAAGTGGCAGTCCAGCTAAACCAGCAACTCATACTATAGAAAAAGTTGGGTTATTTCCTATCAACGCAAAAGCAGATGAATATGTTACGCCAACACCATATGCACCAGATGTGTTTGATACAGATGATGAGTGGGCTACAAATGATTTAAATGATGCAAGAGATTGGCCAACAGTGGTTGCACCAAATGGAGTTAAGTTTACACAAGTTATTCCAAGTAGTGTTACAAAATCACAAAATGGTACCAAGTATGTGCGTGATTCAGGAATTATAAGACATCAACTTGAGGTAAGTTACCCACCAATGACGGAAGATAATTTTAGACACTTTGAAGCAGTATCACAAGCCGCAAGAGGACAAGCTGTACCATTCTTTTTTGAATTAGTAGCTACAGGAGATTTACCTCCAACACCTGGCGGATTGTTTTGGAGAAGAACAGATACCGAAAACAGTAACCTAAATTTAGGGACTGGTTCGGAACTAAAAATAGTTACACCTGTTGCAGTTGGTGATGCAGTATTTACACTTGAAGGTTTTGAAGCAAGTAAAACCAAAGCATTTATCAGAGGTGAATGTATTATCATATCAAGTGCTATTAGTAAGAACGGTCATATAGTTCATGTAATAAATGATAATGTAACAACAAACAAGTTTGGTGAAGCAAAAATAAGAGTAGCTATGGGTTCACCGAATCTATTAAGAGGTAGTGCAACAAGTGGTGATCAGTCAAAAGATTCAAGTAGTGTATTTAAAAACCCTTTCCACCTGGTGGTAACACTGGCAGAAGATAGTTTTGAATATGAAAAAGGCACAGATGGTTTATATAGATTTACCTGTAGATTTGATTTGGATAACTTTAAATAATGGCAAGATTTGATTCAACAGATGCAACACAAGCAAAGATTATAACAGCCGCAGGCAAACAAGTACTGCAATGTTATGAGAGCTTGTATATGGATATTGATGATGGAGTGTTTATTACAAACGCACCAGGCAATGTAACAATCGCTGATGGCATAGGTAGTGGCACAAATATATATCAAAGCGTAGGACAGTTTTTAGGATTTAGTGCAGTACAGGAAGAAAAGATATTTACAACAAGTGAGGTTACTGTCAGTCTCAGCGGATTACCAAGTCACGAACTAGGAACAAATTTTATAAGTGATATATTGCAGTATGATTATGTGGATAAAGATGTAAGAATATTTCGTACATTTTTTGATAGAGATGTTGAAATAGGAAGTTTTTTAATGTTTAAAGGTAGAGTAGATAGTCCTGTTATTAAAGAAAATCCAAATGATACAACCACATTGGCAACTACTTGTAGTTCACATTGGGTTGATTATGAGCGTGATAACGGAATCATAACTAATGATAACAGACAAAAAGACTTGTACCCTGGTGATAAAGGTTTTGAATTCGCTAAAGAGGTTATCAAAGATGTACAATGGAAAACATAAAGGAGTAACACATGAAATTACAAAATAAATTTATATTAGCAAATTATATTGCAGGTAAGACTGGCGCGAACTATGCTTGGGGCATTAATGACTGCAATACATTCTTGTTTGAATTCCATGATATGGCATACGGTACTAATTTAATGAGCCTATGTAATTATAGAACAAAACAAAGTGCTAGAGAGTTTAGCAGAGGTTATATGGGTGTAAATCAATGGATGCATATACACAATTATAAAACAATAAAAGGTAAGAATCCAAAATGGCAAGAAGGTGATGTATGCGTAATAAGTTTAAATGACTGGATGCATATAGTTTATATATATCATAATGGTGCGTTTTGGAGTATGACTGAACAAGGATTGAACAACTATACAGCTAAAGCAATAAACAAAGCAAAAACAACTGCTTGGCGTAAAGAAGAATAATTATGGGTAAAAGTATTGGCGCAATAATTGGAATTGGTGTAGCGATATTCGCTCCTTATGCCGCCGCGGCAATAGGACTATCAGGTTTTGGAGCAACACTATTTGGTTTAGGTTTACAAATGGCTGTAAGCAGTATCTTTAACAGAGGTGCTGGACAAAAAGGTAGAATACAAGACCAAGGTATACTGGTAAACAAAGCAAGTAATACTGCTAATTTACCTGTAATATATGGTAACAGGCGTATTGGTGGAACAAGAGTATATCTACAATCAACAAACGCAAGTGGTGAAACAAGTGGAACAGAATATTTACATATTGTATTGGCTTATGCAAATGGTGGTGCATTAGCAGATGGTTCACATAATATGGATGGACCAAGTGTTACAAAAATACTGTTGAATGATAGAACTGCTTTTACAAGTAGTGGCGGTATTGATAGTCATTTCGTACGGTCAGATGGACAAGTTCTTGATATAGCAACATTCCGTGGTCCCACAGATCAATCACATACTGTTGGTAGAGAATACAGTACATTTGGTGTAACAAATGGTGCTGGTGTAGGTGGAAATGATAGCGACTTTAACAGTAATATAAGTGATGAATGGACAGCTGATTATAAGATGCGTGGTGTATCTTACATATACGCAAGATTAAGATTTGACAGAGATAAGTTTCCTGCCGCTCCTACTATATTAGTAGAAGCAAATGGTATAAGAGTAAGAGATGTAACAAAGATAAGAGCAAATGCAAGTGATACAGAAGATAATCTAAGAAATCACAGCAGACATGATAACCCTGCAAACTGCATATATGATTATTTGTCGAATTCAATCTATGGTAAAGGATTAGCAGATAGTGAAATAGATATTGAAAGTTTTCATACTGCAAGTAATTACTATGATACTATTGGACTAAAGTTCAATGGTGCTATTGATACAGCAGATACAATATACAACAACACTCAAGCTATGTTAGCAAGTGCAAATGCTAACTTGTTTTATCGTAGAGGTAAGTATGCAATAGGTGTAAACAACAAGAGAACATTTGATACAAACACATTCGTATTTGATGAATCAAATATAATTGGTGATATGACTATTGCTCTTGGTAACAAGAAACAAAAATACAATCAAATGAAAGTAAATTATTTTAACAGTGAAAATGAATGGCAGGCAAACAGTAAGCTGGTTAAAGGAACACCAACTGGCTCAAATGAATATCTAACAAAAGATGGTAACATTGTCAATGAAGGAACTATTGAACTTGACCTAACAGGCCCAGAACAAAAAGCAAAGAACCTGGGTAACTTTTATTTAGACTTTAGTAGATTTAGTACCATTATAAGCTTCAAAGCCGCACACACAGCGTTGGTATTGGATGTTGACGATGTAGTGTTCGTAAAACATAAAACACCGGGTTATGATACATTAAATAGTGGATCAGGTAAAAAGTTTTATGTTCAAAGTTTGGTAATGTTTTCAGACAGTACTGTTGATGTTACATTAAGTGAATATCCAACAGATGAAACAATTTTTATGGAAGATTCCGGTTATTCGGATTACACAAGATAGGAGATATAAATGAGTATTATTAGTCAAAACGCAACAACAGGTGCTTTAAGCATTGCATCACAAGATGAGATAGCAACAATAGATTCAGGTAAATTAGCTAATATTGTAGAAGATACAAGCCCACAGCTTGGAAATAATTTAGATGTAAATGGTAAAAAGATTACAAGTGTTACAAATGGTAACATTGATATTGAACCACACGGAACAGGTAATGTTTTAATTGGTAATTTAACATTTGATGCAGATCAAACAGTAGGTGCAGGACAAGATAATTTTGTCTTAACATATGATAACAGCTCAGGACTAATAGTTTTAGAATCAAATGCAAGTGGTAATTTAAGTAATGTAGTAGAAGATACAACTCCACAACTTGGTGGTAATTTAGATGTAAATGGACAAAGTTTAGTCACAACATCAAATGGTAATATTGTATTAGCACCAAATGGAACAGGACATACACAATTAGAATTTGACAATGATGCGGCCACAAGTGGACCGGATTTAGTTTTTAACAGAACAAGTGCAAGTCCAGCAGTAGATGATTTATTAGGAAGCATTAAATTTCAAGGACATGACGCAGGTGGTACTGATAAAATATATGCAAGTATAACAGGGCGTATTGGCAGAACAACAGTTGGACAACAAAGAGGACTAATAAATTTTAATGCATTGGACAATGACTCAGATCAAGTAATAATGAGCATGAATAGAAATGGATTGTTTATGGGTGCAGGACATAAGATAGGTTTAGGTGGAGATAGTGCAAATTTCTTTACAAGTTTATATCCTGTAGATCCTACTGCTGATAGAACTATAACATTACCAGATGCAAGTGGAACTGTAATTTTAAAAGACAGTTCAGACCAGGTGGTTATATCAAAAGCAGATGATGGTGCAGGTAGTGGACCAGACATAATACTATCAAGAGTAAGTGCAAGTCCTGCTGTAGATGATTTATTGGGCAGTATACAATTCAAAGGACAAGATGCGGCAGGTAATTCAGATTTATATGCAAGTATCCAAGGTAAAATAGAAAGAACAACAAGTGGCAGTGAAAGAGGCAGAATAAATTTTACAGTTAATAACAGTGGTACTGATGAAACCGTAATGACAATGAACAGAAATGGATTGTTTTTCGCGTCAGGTAATAAAATAGGATTAGCAGGAACCACAGACAATGACCATTTTATAACTTTAAATGCGGCTACAGATCCTACAGGTTTTAGAACTGTTGGATTCCCAGACGCAGATGGAACAGTGGTTTATCAAGACTCAACAGATACACTAACAAACAAAACACTAACAAATCCTGTAATAAGTCAAGTAGTAAGTGTTAGCAATGGCAACATTGAACTGGATCCAAATGGAACAGGTAAAGTAATACTTGATGGTATAACAAACATAAATGGAAATAGAACTGGAACAACTCTGTTTATTGCTACAGATATGAGCAGTGATACAAGTGATGATTTGGCCAATGCTATTGAATGTGAGCTTGATTATACTGGATCTACTATTGGTAGTGGAACAAGACAACAATCAGTTGTATTTAAATTTAAAGATGATGCAGTAGATAGACAAGCAGGTAGATTCTCAAGTGAATTTACAAGCACAGATGCTAGTGCAAACAAAATGAAATTGATTGCTATTGATCACGCTACAAGTGGTGCAGAAAATGGACAAATAGATATAAGTCCTAAAAGAGGCAAAGTAAATAAACCATTTGAATTGGCCAGTTATACAGTAGCAAATTTACCAACAGCAGGTATTGGTGCAGGTGCTATGGCATATGTAACAAATGATGCAGGCGGAGCAGTTCCTTGTTTTTATGATGGAAGTGCTTGGCGTAGAGTAACAGACAGAACAGTCTGTTCAACATAAACATAACTACTTAACACACCCCCAACAGGAGTAAGTTATGACACAAGCAAAAGAAGGCAAGATGAAAAAGTTTTCTGGTAATCTATTGGGTTATTGGAAACACAGAAACAAAGATACACCATATCAATGTTTTAAAAGTACATATGCATTAACAAGTATAAAAAGCTGGCCACCAGGTGAGTTTGTCAGTGTTATGTATATAGATAGATCAAAAACAGCAGTACGAAATAAACAAAGAGTTATATTGAATAAACAAAAATTAGCAATAGTTGGTACTACAGCAAGTCTTAATGAATGTGCTGAATGGTTAAAACAACAAGGAATATTTCAATGTTTTGATCTTACCAATGAAACAATTTTAACAGATTATTTAAAAGACATAGTACAAAAAAGTTTACCAATTCCAAGAGATACTGCTGAACTTTACCAATTGGTTGAAATAGAAGGTAAAACCATTGGTGATTTAAGTAGAATGTATAATTGTTCATATGCAAATATATACAACAGGATACTTAATTATAAAAAGAAATTAAAAAGAGAAGGCATTTTAGCTTGACAAACCGTATTTTTTATAGTATAAATAGTAATGTTAAGTTTGGTAGGAACTTAACCCTTTATGGCTGTGTCAGCCAAGATATATAGACATATAGAGTATATTGACCGTGCTTTCTAAGAGCACCTCCTTTCAACCGACTGATCACGAGGCTGATCCCTAATGCAATATACACTCCTACCTTTTTACCAAAAACGCGGTTTTTTTGCGTTTTCGACCCTAAAAAGTTGACTTTTGATAAATAGTAATGTATAATAATACAATATACACACGAAAGGAAATAGAATATGTTAACAGTATATCCTACATTGATAGAATTTACCGAAACTCGATCGCGACAACGAGCAAAAAGTGTGCGTATGAAATTTATTTTAGGTGAGAAAAAAAGCGTAATAAATAAATTAGCAGAGTTGATAAATTTTTATAATAAAAATACATTCAATAAAAATTTATTTCATACATATCAAGAGCGTATTGGTAAAGACGGAATCGATTATGAGACAAACGAAATATTTAAAGATATAACAAAGAAAATGGTTGATTGGCAAAAGCCAAGAAATGATATATTCGAAAGTTATATTATAAGACACAACCATGTAGTAATGGATACAGCAATGAAGATAGCCGCTCACAAAGGTGTTGGTTATTGTACAGCCGCTGATGCATTTTTAGATGCATTTTATATCGATTATGGACCAGGTAAACCCCCTTATTTTACGCCTAGGACGGTGAGCATAAGAGAGGAATTATTCGTATGAAAAATGAAAAGAAACAGACTAAAATTACAATGGAAGATATTAAAACCAAAGAAGCATTTAGAGAATTTAAAATAAAATCAATTATGGAATATCACGATGTAAGTGAAATAGTAGCAGAATGTATATTGGATGCTATGGAAGAAGCTAAAGCAGAATACAATAGAGTATCAAGTATGATACAAGATTGCTACCCAGGTAGCAATACAGTACATTAGGAGTAGTAAAATGATTACTTGGACAAGACAAGGTGGTAATAAAGTACCAGTAGCAACAGTAGATGATGCTACAACACCAGAAGCACATAAAAGAAATTGCGAAGAGTTCGCAATAATAAGTTATATTGCAAACGGATCCTCATATGGCAATTATATAGCAGATCCACTAATAAAACAAGCAATAGACAACACATATGATGTAGAGATAGAACCAGATTTATATGGTGCAGTATTCATTAGCGAATACCGAGCATTGAAAAACAAAGATGCTGTTGTTGAAGAAGAACATAAAATTAACTATCCAAAAGACGAAGACGAAGACGAACTGTAATTAATGGTTGACAACCTAACTAAACAATGTAGTATATAAGTAATGAAATACGAATACAAAGCATATAGAAAAACAATACTGCACAATGGAAAGTATTATAGTCAGTACGATTTAGATCGTATGGCTACACAATTAACCAATATAAAACCCAACAAAGGCTCATCAAATACACAAAAGGCAATCAAAGGCTTAACACAAAACAAACGATATAATAATAAACAGGCTCAGCAAAGGCACAGTTACAATCCCAATGAAAAGGCACTCAAAAAACAAAGCATCAGCACATAAGGTTGACACGCCGGCTGTAATAGTGTTATGGCAGGACCCGAATAAGAGTAGGGCCGCATTAGAGAATAATTGCTGATATTCCAAACCCCCGTCAATAGTTATTGGTTATACTCGACCACAAGTATAGTAAAGATGTAGGATCCAATAGGTAGGCAGACCTCCAATAACTGACAGATCCTTGGTTGAAAGACCTTGATACTCATATCAAGAAATCAACTCCACCCCTAGTGGGTGGTTTCTGACCGAAATATCTATATCAAGCAATATATAATAAGTTCATAGTAATATAGATTAATGAGTTTGAAATAAAAAAATAAGTTGAAGATAACGGAGTTATCTGATAACTTCATGTCTGATAAGACATGAGTAAGGGAGTATAAATATGTATATAAATGAAAGTGAGAAGATATGTTAGTAGCAGAAATATACAAGTATGAACAAGGAATGAGAACTGTTGAAACAAGACAGTATCCCACTCGTGATGATTTAGATCAAAGACTTTTTTGGTTGAACTTGAACGGCGAATGGGTAGGACATAAAATATGGAATTGCGATTTAACAGTATATCACAACCTTGATGATGTTGAACGAGCTCGTGGTGTAGTTGAACAAAAGTTTGATAAAGAGGCAATAGTAAAAACACGAGTATCAGATTGGAGAAGAGTATGAGTAAAAGAAGAAGCTTTGACCATTGGTGGTATGGAATGCGTAAAGTACGAGACAGATCACAAAGAAAGCGTAATTTAGATAAATGGTTGTATTTCGCAACAAAAACAGTGGCCTTAGGTGGCAATCAAGATGAACAATGGGTTGTTTATACAATACACAATAGATACAGCAAAAGTGAATGGGAGATTCCCAGATATCAAGCTCGTAGAGTGTATCAAATAGTAAGTAAAAAACAACAAAAGTATAGAGATCAAAAGAATTCACAGGCCAAGTTGAATAAAACAACTGTGGTAACACGAACATTAGTTGGTGGAAAAAGACGGGCACGGACGGAGCCGCACCCGGTGATCAAAACCCCCTATAGATCACAGTAATATTTAGGGATAAATACAGGAGAATAACCGATATGAAAATAACCAGTGAAGATACAGGTGAACAAATTAAGTTGAGTATCAAACACAGTTTAGTACTGACAAATGCAATTTTAGGATTGGCGTTTTGTCATTATGCGGTGTATTTGGTTGCGAAAGTATTCACAGCCATATTTTAAGCTATACTGAAGCGTAGTATCAGGAGGGACTCAAATGAACAAGAGTGAAGGTAACCCCAAAGGGGCAGGCCGTAAGAAGATCGAACTTGATAAAGATATGTTGATCAAGTTAGCAGAATTACAATGTACTCACAGAGAAATAGCATATGTTATGAACTGTAGCACAGATACATTAAAGCGTAATTATGCCGACCATATAGACAAAGGGTACGCACAAGGCAAAATCAAGCTGAGAAGAGCAATGTTTCGCAATGCTGTAGAGAATGATAATGCTGTGGTGCAAATCTTTTTAAGTAAAAACATACTTGGATATCAAAATGATCCAACACCCAATGGTGAAGATAATGATATCTTACCCTGGGAAACGGACGATAAATAAAGTTAAAGAGGGAAGCCAATAGAATGGAAACCAAGTTAACTGTGAAGCAACAAACACAAAAGAACAGTAAAGATATAGCTGAAATCAAGACCACATTAAATCGTCTTGAAACAAATCATATCACACACATAGAAAAAGATATAAAGACATTAACAGAGAGAACAAATAACATCGAGCAAAAGCTATGGTGGATTTTGTCAATCCTGGTTGCATCAACAGTAGTTGGACTAATGGGTGAAAGACTCTTAAGTGTATTATAGGGAGAACAAACATGGCTATGAAAAAGAAAAAGAAAAAAGGTGGAAAAAGAGGCGGTAAGCGTAAGTAAAGCTGATTGGACCAACTATTTCGCAAGTATAGTAAGTGTGTGTCCTTGGAGTAAAACATACTGGGCAAAACAAAAGATAGATGTTCAAATATGGCGAGGATCACAGAATATAAAACCCCTAGGCAAATATGTAGCAAGAATGTGGATTCACGAGAACGCAAGTGGGCGAACATTATGCAACATACACAATAGATTAAATGATGAGAGACAACACGAAGAATGGTTGTACTCACATCCACAATACAAGGGATACAGTACACCTGTTCCGGTATTGATACAACAAGACCTTGCAATATTAACAAATGCAAGACAACGCAACAAAGAGTTGCAACAAAAGGAGAAATAACTATGCCAATGTCAGGTGGAAATCAAGTAACAACATTACCAAGTGGTTTAGAATTAAGCCGTGGTACTATTGACAAATTAACATTACAAGGAACAAGTGGAATTAACTCAGCAGTAGGTGCAACATTGGAAACAATATGTACACAGGGTGGTATCCGTAATGTACTAACAAGTGCAGAACAATTAAAGATCGTATCAAGTTCAACAGATGATACAAATGGTGGTTCAAACCACGCAAGAAGAGTTAAGATCGCAGGTATTGATGGCTCAGGAGCAGAAGTAGAAGAAAATGTCAACCTAAATGGAACAGCGGCAGTAACTACTGTAAACAGTTACCGTCATATTAACAATGTATTCGTAAACAAAGTAGGCACAGGTGGAACTGTAAATGCAGGAACTATCAGTGTTAAGAACAATGCGGCAGATACAGTATTGTATGAGATTGCGGCTCTTGAAGGACAACAACAAAGTGCAAGTTTCGCAGTACCAGCAGACACAAATGCATATCTAACAACATTTATGATGAGTGCAAGTGGAGCGGCTCAAGTGAGTATTTGGTTAAACAAACAACCAGACAACGCACCATTTAGACAGGTGTTAACAACTATCGTAGGTGATGGTCAAGGTGTTACATACCAATTACCAAATCCTTTCCAAATACCAGCAGGTGGAATTATTGAATTCCGTGCCAAGAGATTGGGTGGATCGGATGTAGCAGTAGCGGCAGACTTTCAATTGATTTTTGAAAAAGATTAATGCCTAAGCCAACACAACAAATGAGAGCTAATGCTCGAAGAGCGTTGAACCTAAGAGATCAAGCACCAGCAAGTCGTAAGGGTATGACGCCAGTGGGATTAGCAAGAGCGAACCAATTCGCAAAAGGCGAAAATGTAAGTATGGCTACGGTTGAGAGAACATATAGTTTTCTTAGCCGTGCCAAAAGTTATTACAAGCCAGGAAAGAACACCCCAGGTACACAAGCGTATTTAGGTTGGGGTGGTAATGCCGGATTAAGTTGGGCACGAAGGATATTGAAAAAATGAAACAGATCATAAAGAATATATGGTACTTTATCAAATGTGAATTACCAGAATTAATGAGTAATTGGAGATTGATTCCAAGACTATTGATGGCATTGTATACATATGCTTTTTATAGTACAACACAATGGTTTATGGCAATGCCAGAACCCACAACAGCACAAGCAGGCTTCGTAGCAACCATAGTAGGAGCAGGAGCAGGATTTTTTGGATTGTATGTTGGAAGCGGTAAAGTAAACAAACCAGCAGATAAGAAATAATGGCAAAGTACAAAGGATCACAATGTAAAGGTAATTGCGGTGGACATCGAGCCGGAGCAAGATATGCCAGGCGTGGTGGTCGTACTTTAACATACAGTAGTTCAAGTTTTAACAATGGTATGCGGATTGAACAAGCGGTTATGAAAGCCAAAGGTAAGAGAACTCGTATGTCAATAAATAAAAAAACAAGTAAATAATACAAGAAAGGACCCCCTATGCAAAAAGAAATAGTGTGGCGACACCCAGATGAGTTAACGCCATATAATAAAAATCCAAGAAGAAACACCAAAGCAGTAAAGCGAGTAGCTGATAGTATTCGAGAGTTCGGCTTCAATCAACCCATAGTTGTAGATAAAGATGATGTTATTGTAGTAGGACATACACGATGGAAAGCCAGCAAAGAGTTACAATTAACAGAAGTACCAGTATTGGCTATGCCGGACGGTATAAGCGATGAAAAAGTACGAGCATATAGAATAGCTGACAACAAGTTGAATGAATTAGCAGGTTGGGA